AGATATGATGATGACATAGACTTCTTTGAACTGCGTCCTAAACTAAACAGTGGTGCACCATTTGCCACTAGAAAGATGCGTGTGGTTATGAATCAGATCACCAGCACTATTTCAAAGGCACCCAACTTCTTGTTGAAAGGCGTCAGAGTCTACTACAAGTTCAGTGGTGATACCTACTATGATTACGAAGATTTTAACTTTGCTGGAGTGCAAAATTATGCACCGGGCACACAGGTGTCATTTGATCTCACTGGAGACTTTGGTGCCGCCAGCAGTGGCAACGCCTTAAGCCAATATGACTTTGTGGTCCGCCTCACATACACTGATGGCACAGCCGCATTGAAACAACTAGGTGTTGCCACTGCCAATGTAGAAACATCTTTTGGACTTTTCAACTTTGTGGCAGTGGGCACAGGTGGCGGAGGCAATCTTGCCACAGATCAAGTAGTGAGATTAATTAGAAGTCAACTGATACCCACTGGCTTCAGTCTCAAGACTGTGGATGAAGATCCCAACAAGGCCTACTCTTCAGGTCAGGCACTGATACCAAACATCGCTGACATTCGCAGTAGCAACACACAACCCATATTGACATTTAGATTCAATCCACCAACAAACACCAAATGGCGTGGCTACAAGATCAGATATCGTCCTGTGGTGCCAGGCACCAATCAACAGTTCTTTGAAAAAGACACAGGCTTCACTGTGAATGTGGTAACCACACAGGTGGAGACAGAATTAAATGGTGGTGCTTTCAATCTCAACACCATCTATGATTGGGTCATCACTGCACAATATCTAGACAAGACATCTAACACCATCAAAGACGCAGACACCAGCCTGGTATGTAGAGCTAGCATACAACAGAATCTTGGTTCATACTACAATGTGGCACCTGGACTCCTAAACACCATAATGGCATTCCGACAACAGGAAACCACAACTGCTCTTAACAGTTTGAGAACAGCATTTCCTGCATTGCCTACTCCTAGTCCCAAAGCATGGATCAAGAAAACAACTCAGCCTGGAGATTACAACAATCAAAGCACACAGATCTATGGCAATGGTGGCGGACCTCCAGATCTATTCAAAACCACAGGTGCAGAGACATTTAATCTCAACAGTTACTACCAATTGAAATTCCAAATGCCCAATGACACATTTGATGCGTTGGTCATACACCGCAGAGTCTGGGACAAGAATGGTGCTGTGAAAACCACTATCACCACCACTGCCAAATACAATGCTCTAGGGCCTTGGGAAAAAGTGCTGGTGCCTAGAGCATCAATGACCAAAGGTTCAGATGGTTTTTACACAGTGAATCTCCGTGGACCAATTGATCCTGGTGTGTTCAATGACAAATATCAGGTCAGTAGTGGCAACAATTTAATCAAGGATCAGTATTCATCTGGCTTTTATCCTGACAGCAGTGAGCCAAATCGACTCACAGGTGTATTCCCCTATTACGGAGTAGGCAACACCGCATGGAGTTACGCCTCTAACACTGCCTGGGCTGAATTTCTATTCAGCATCAAGGATGCAGGTGTTGAAGAAACTAGGGCAATAAGACTCACAGATTTCTTTACCAACTTCAGCATAGCAGATGGATTTAAAAATCAAGTGGATGGATTTCTCAGTGGCAACGTCAGCAAACTAGACATTGTTACCATTGCAGACTTCAATATATTTGACGCAGGTTACACTAGAAACATCAATGAAGCCATCACCACCGCAATACCGCTGGCCAAACTACAAATGGGATCTCGTCAACAAAATCAAGCAGCCTTCTTTACTCCAAACCAAAAAGTAGTTCCCAACGTCAGTGCATTTGGTGGCACAGTGAATAGAATAGTAATTCAACCCACCACAGGTGACACAGTTTATTAAGGCCCGACTATGACCACACAAATAGCATCCGCCGCACTACTAACCACTGCCACAGTAACCTGTCAAGCCAAGGGCGGCAAGACTAGGGCCACTGCTGATCTTTCAGCAGTGTTCAGCATGGTGCCGTTGACTGCTTTTCAACAGATCAATCAAGGCATCCTAGACACAGTCACTGGCACTATCAAAGCAGATGGTGTCAGCCGTTGGAACGACTATGTATCATGGAGCAATTTCAGTGACTACAGAGGAGTGCTGGCTGAAATTATATGGACAGCACCCCTGATTGATGTGGGTGAACTGAAATATTTTACCATTTCCACAGATGCAGAGTTTGATGGCACCATGAGTTATGAGATCTATACCAGTAGCACTGGTGTGTTCAAAGGTGAAGAAACCAAAACCACTGTGGTTGAAGGTGATTTTGATATCGCTGCCTTTTATGGACAATATGTCTATGTCACTGCCAGAGTCAGCGGCAGTGAACTGCGTAATCTCAACATCACTACTTCTAGTCAGACCAGCACACGAACTCTGCGTGACATAGACACTTCCACACTTGGCGGCACCATCAGTGCTAGAGCCATACCATTGTCAAGACCTGTGAGCAGGGTCATGAACATTGTGATATCACCCAAGACCACCACTGCCTATGCCATAGATCTTTATGTCAGCAACACTGCTACCAGCGAAGTTTTGATACCCATGGTGGTCAGCAAAGCAGACGCAGAACCGTATTTTGTTAATGATTACATTGTTACCGATTATTATGTTGAAGGATCAACACCCAGTTTTGTTTTGTATGGTCTAGACAATCAAGCTCGCAATGGCATCGTGGACATCAACCTAGAAGTGTTGCCACGCCAAATCATGACTGGTGGTAATATTGTGACCATAACATAACCTATAAATATTGAGAGGACAAAACAATGACATTTCCCACAGGAACAGTGATATCAACCACAAATGTAGAAACAGTAGACGCATCGCCAGCCTTGGCTCGTGCAGATATCTACAGTCTCATTGTGGCATTCAACCAATTGGTGGCCAGCCAAAACACCGCAGGTGGAGTGTCGGTGTTGAATGGAGATGGCACAGTCAGCAGTGAATACCTTCCTGCCAACTATGTCAAGACTGGTGACATTGCCATACAGCCCAGCACCAAAATAGTAAACATCAAAGACGTGCTGAGATTGGCACAGAGAGTCACAGCAGACAATTCATTGTTGACTTCTAGCATAGCAGGCGACATCATATACCTCACAGATGGAGATGCAGGATCACCGTGTTTGGGTGTGTATAATGGTAGTCAATGGCGTGTGGTTAGATTTATGACTGCTGTGGGTGATGTTGGTGCTGCCTTGTCTAGCACAGCGTTTACACTAACTGCCACGGCGGTGCCTTAAAATGACACTGAAAGAACTGGCCAAAGAGATTGAAATAATCAAAACCAACCACCTGGCTCACATGGCTGAAGACATTGACCGTGTGGAAACCAAAGTGGATAGGATTGACAACAGAATTTGGGCTATTCTAATTATTCTATGTGGTGCCACATTTGTGCCAATGATCCTAGAGTTCTTGAAACAATATTAAGAGCCATCTAGAAAAATCACCTTAAAAAAACGCTGTTTGCGACATCAACAACAGCGTTTTTTTGTGGGCTCAAAACACTATTTCGTATTTGTAGATGATCTAATACATTGACCAGTCCTCGCCACATCTAACTGTGATTTAAGAGCCATATTTTAAATATGATATGACCAAAGACGAATTCAAACAAAAACTTGCTGAAGTGGCTGAATGGCGTCAGCCAAGGATATCCATCAGCGATGTCAAACGCGGTGAACAAAAAGCTCGTGGCAAAGGCAGACCCTCACGTGAAGAAATGTATGAAGAAGAACATGAACAAGTGTTTGCTGAATTGTTCAAAGGCATCAATCCCACACACGCACCTGAATTGGTAAAAGTTCATATCAAACCCATAGACTGCGAAGACTGTGGGCGTCACTGTGAAAATGGGCGTCAGATGGAGATCAAGTTTTATCCTTCCACAGCCCGGCAGATAGCACATCGCAGAACTCGCTGTTTGGTCTGCAACAGATACAAGGATCCCAACACAGGCGAATTCACACTGCCACAGGGACCTGCTTGTCAGACATTCTTGAATTGGGCCAATGCTGAATTAAACGCCAGAAAAAAGACTAATTCCACAGATCCTAATAAATAATTTCAGCAGGCACACAATATTTTCCTGGTAAGAATATGTTGGGCTGTCAGAGTTCTAATGCCATTGAACTCACCTGCCTGTTAGAAGCCCCCCTTCCGTGGGGCTTCGCCTTGAGTCAGCCAAAATCGCATTTTGGGGTTGATTTTTAGTCGCAGACTAAATATAATATATAAACTTACCAGGAGAATCCAATGGCAATAACACAACCTTATTTTGTCGTAGCACAAGAACACAAGACCAGTAAATTTGGCACAGAGATGGTGCAAATAACCCTACTGGGCATCAAAGACAGATTACAATATACCACCTATGTGGACAAGCCCAATCACAACTACAAGCATTGGCAGCACGTCATTGACAATGCCAACGATGGATTTGTGTTGGATAATCTAAAAACCAAAACACACAAAGACAAAGTGCTAATCAATGCAGACAGCAAAGTGATCATTGCTTGGCAATGCGAAGACAAGAATGTCATCATTGATCAGATCAACGACATTTGGAATGAAGAAGATCGCAAGGCTCAAGCAGGCACATTTAGGGATCTATTCCAATGATTACCAAACTAACACGACACGAAACCCACGCTGTCACAGTGCATCTAACCAAACCAGGCAGCAAGCACTATGCCGCCCTGAGATGCGTGGAATGCAATACACATATTCAATGGCTGTCACAGAAAGATGCAGAAAAATTATCAGGAGTAAATTAAATGGCAACTGCAAAAGATATCCTCAATCAGATAACAATGATTAATAACATCAAATACAATAATAACAATAACAACACAAGCATAGTCTCTAAAGAGAACAATGAGGAAGAAGATATCGCTTCGCTTTCTAGTGGCATCGCTACGCTCTCATTTGAAGAGGCTTTAGCCTCAAGTGGAACCCTGCCCGCCAATTGGAGAGGTGTGAAACTAGATCTATTTGCCAATCCAGGACATACACTTAAGATCACAATCATTAGACACGATGGCACTCGTTTTGCCTGTTCAGCCAATCTCAACAGTCCTAGGAGTTATGTGTTTAGAGGTAGAGAAACACAAGGAAGCAAAAGTCATTGGCATCTAGTTGAATATCTTATGGAACTACGTGATGACTACGAATACAAAATATCCAAAGTAGGCAAACCAAAGAAATCAGGCACACTCTTAGATTTTGCCGCAATGATTTATTTTACACAACAAGTTTGGAATGTGGATCTAGTTTATGAACATAAGATTTGGAATTTCAAGTTAGACAAAGAAACCAGCCCAGCATTTACAAATAAAAATGGCATAGCCACTGGATATCACGGCATCACTGGATATACCAAACCCTGGCAAGATCCCAAGGAGTTAGGCATATGATTAACTACAAGAAAAAAATTGAATTACAAAAACAAAATGATGCTTGGTATATCCAGTCAGACAAAGGAGATCGTTATGAATGTTTTGCCATTGATAACACTAGGACTCCGTGGACCAAGTGGTGGGAAATGCAACATCAAAGTGATCTTAGACTTTGGCAAAAAGAAATCATCAGAGACTTTGGCAGCAAATGGGCTGACATAGTGCCCTATATAGTCTATAAAAGAAATGCTGGATACAGTCAACCACATGACATTTGTCTAGCACACAGTGAAATAAACAAAGTTTGGATCTTATCCACTGAAAGAGATTTTTGGTTTGTGCAAAGCAACTATGGTCAGATTGACTTTCACATAGACAACAGCATGGGCAGTATTTTAGAACAAGCATCAAGATTGGAGATGGGCAAACTTCGTGATGCCCTTGTATATCAATGAAACAAAAAATACTAGACTCAGAATTCAACGACAAGAACTTTTGGTCAATGTTCAATCCCAATGACGCCTTGGAATACTTCATACCAGGCTACCGGCAATACGAACCTGATATCACATTTACCATTCAAGACACCAACCTACACGACAAATACATGCGTCACATAGAAATTTGGGCAGAAGGCAGCGAACTGGCTCTTTTTACCATGCATCTCAAGGGCTTTAATAAATAATACTATGCCACAATCAGGACCAAGACCACATTGCCGCCGTTTTCCAGATCCCATCAACCACAAACTGTTCATGGATTGTATGAGAGCACGAGCACAGGCCAAATACTTTGATCAAGAATGGGCGATATCACCAGATGAATACATTGCACTATGGAGACACAATGATCTCTATCGTGAGAAAGGACGTCACAATCATCAATATTGCCTTGTTCGCAAAGACTATGAAAAGGGTTGGACCTTGGACAATGTTCACATAATTACCAGAGGTGATCACTATCAGATCTGTTCCAAAGAAAAGATTGGCAAGTTTGCACTAAGAAAACAGCATAGGGAGACAGCACTTGTTTGATACCAACTTTGATCCATACCAAGCACTGGTCAACACAGACCGCAATCTGCAGGCAGTGATAGCCGCACACAATCTCTTGGCCAAGCGAGTAGAAGAACAAGGTCAGGTCATTGACACTTTGATTCAGGGACTAAACAACTCCAACAAGGCCAATGAATTGCTCATGCGTGAAATGGCACAGAACATACAACTTAAATTACAAGAGGTGAAATAAATGGCCAAACCCGAAATAACACTGAGAGCAACCAAAGGTGCGGCACTGACCTATGCAGAACTAGACACCAACTTCACCAACATCAAAGATGCCACTGTGACTATCACAGGTGGTTCAACTGCTGTCACAGCAGACCTCAATGGCAACATCACATTGGTTGCAGGCAGCAATGTCACAATCACTGGCAACAACACAGCAAAGACCATTACCATTGCCAGTTCAGGTGCTGGTGCCACTGCACTAACAATTGATGCAACCAGTGGAGATTATGAAGCAGCCGCTGATATTGATTTAAACGGAGCCACTATTCTTAGCAACAATACTAATATCAATGTTGGAGATGACGTTCAGTTTCCAAGCGGAACTGGTCCATTTGTTCCAAGTGATGGACAACTACTATGTCGTGGAGGCGATATTACTTTACAAGTTACCAATGATCCAGGATTAGAATTAAAAGGGGTGACCACTGGAACTCCTAGCAATACCTCAACGCCAACAGGTTATGTAAAACTTGTGATCAACAGCACTACCAGATACATTCCCTATTACACCTAATCTAGACAAAATTCCAAAGTTTTTCAATGCTTTTGAAACTTTTCTATAAATACTCATAGTCCAACACGGACACCAGACAACCATATGTTGTCTGCTACAAGACAACATATTTTAAACAAAGGAGACAAATATGTCCGCAGCCTCAAATTATCTAGAAGCAAAACTATTAGACCACGTGTTGAAGTTTGGCAATGGATCAGTTACAGTTGGAACAGGTTCAGGTTATGCACCCCCAGCAACACTGTATTTGGCCTTATTCGTGAACACATCAGGCAATGCCGCAACCAACTTGGAAGCAGGCACACTAACTGATGAAGTGGCCACAGCAGGTTCAACTGCTTATGCACGTCAGACCATTGCGTTCAACGCTGCCACTGGCACCAGCCCTTGCAGTTCTGCCAATACCAGCACAATCACATTCCCAACCTGCACTACCACAGCATGGGGCACAATCACTCACGTGGCTATCACAGATTCAGCAACTCGTGCCGCAGGTAATGTGCTGTTTTATGGTGCAGTTACAACCAGCAAGACCATCGATGTGGGCGACACATTCCAGGTTAGTGCAGGCAACCTAACAATAGCGTTGGCCTAATAACATCAAAGGGGGTGTTCTAGCACCCTCTTTTCACTAACAGGAGAAATAGATGACCAAGCCAGTAATCGTTACAAGAGCAGGCAAAGGCTCCGCACTCACATTTGTTGAAGGTGATGCAAACTTTACCAATTTACAAAATGCCACAATCACTGTGGCAGCAGATTCAGGCACCAGCCAAACCTTGGATCTCAATGACACACTAACCATTGCTGGCGGCACTGGTCTAACATCAGTGGCATCAGCAGGAGATATTGTTACTGTAAATCTAGACAATACAGCAGTCACAGCAGGTGCATACACCGCTGCCAATATCACTGTAGATGCACAAGGTCGTATCACTGCTGCCGCCAACGGTTCCGCCACAGTGGCCATTGGTTCAGTAACAGGCTTAGGCACCAGCGTGGCCACTGCATTGGCAGTCAACGTGGGCAGTGCAGGTGCTGTGATAACCAACGGTGGTGCTCTAGGCACACCCAGTTCAGGCACACTGACCAACGCCACAGGATTACCAATATCAACAGGTGTAAGTGGACTAGGAACAGGGGTGGCCACATTTTTAGCCACTCCAAGTTCAGCAAACTTGATATCAGCAATTACAGATGAATCAGGCACTGGTGCTTTGTTGTTTGCCAATTCACCTACAATGGTAACGCCTGCATTGGGCACACCAGCAAGTGGCGTATTAACCAATGCCACTGGACTGCCAATTGGCACAGGTGTAAGTGGATTAGGCACAGGTGTTGCTACATTCCTTGCAACTCCTAGTTCAGCAAATCTAGCAGCCGCACTTACAGATGAAACAGGTTCAGGTGCAAATGTATTTGCCACTTCACCCACATTAGTAACTCCTGTGCTAGGCACACCAACAAGTGGTAACTTAACAAATACCACTGTGGATGGAACTAACGCAGTGGGTTATAGAGTGCTGCCAGCAGTGGGCACCAAGACCACAAGTTATACTCTAGCAGTAGGCGATGTGGGCAAGTATGTGCAGGTGGGTTCAGGTGGATCAATCACCATACCCAATTCAACATTTGCAGAAGGTGATGTTGTTGTGGTTGTAAACAATCACACCGCAGCCATAACCATAACCTGCACTATCACAGATGCTTACATTGGTGGCACTGACACAGACAAGGCCACAGTGAGTTTGGCCACCCGTGGAGTTTGTAATATTCTGTTCCTAAGTGGAACACGCTGTATTATAACTGGGAATGTGTCATAATGAGTGGCTTTCTATGTTCAATGGTTGGTGCCACTTATGCAGCCGCAGGTATAACATATCGCAGTGATGCATATGCAAGTTATTTAAAACTGGCTGTTCCGTTTGATTCATTTAATGATACAAATGATGTTGCATATCTTGTAGCAGGTAGTGGATTAAGTTCAGCGGCCAGTTTTACTGAAGGCACCAATCCTGCACTGAGTTCCACACAGGTAAAATGGACATCAAGTCCTAATTATGTTAATTCAAATTTCTTTACACCAGGCGGTGCTGGCTTGGTCTATACATTGCCTACTGGGATACCAACTTCTGTATCAGGAACTTTTGTTATTGAAGGTTGGTTCTATGCCACAAATTCTGCTGGTAATAATAACTGGGCAATAAGCAGTGCAGACAGTGGTGGTAGATGGTTGTTTGGGATTAATAATACATCATCATTTAGTTTTGGTGATGAAAACAACCTTGGTATTGGAACAGGTTGGCGTCACATTGCTATTGTGTGCGATGCTGGCACTAAGAGATTATATTCAGACGGTATCTACCAAGGTGCTTGGATAAGCGGAAATACTGGATTTACTAATTTACATCTAGGTCAATTTAATTCAGGTGACAGCAATGACTATAATGGATATATTCAAGATCTAAGAGTGTATGTTGGCACTAATAAAGGCTATACTGGAACCAATAGTGGCTCAGCCAACTTTACCTTACCAAGCAGTATTATAAGTGTTATTCCTTAAGGAGTCATAGGTGGATATAACCTACTATGATAGTGGTTACATAGACCCGAACTACTATGTCTACACTGCTGACGCATTTGTAGACCTAGGTCAGTTCATTGTGGAGGACTACCTAGAGCCTGATTACTTTGAAAACACAGGTGTGAGAATCACCTTGACCTGTGAAGGCACTAGAGTAAGATTTATTCTAGCCAGTGCGGATCTAGTGGCAAACTTCAGTCAAAGTGTCAACGGCGTCATAGATGTTCGTGCTGAAGTAACTTTAACCAGCATTGCCAACCTTGCAAGTCAAGAGATTCGAGTTCGTGAATTTAACTCAGATCTCACCACCACAGTCACACACACCACATCAGCATCAGCCACATTCTCCCCACAAGTCTCATTCTCCAGCATTGCCTTACAACTAACTGCGGCGTTCCAAAATGCCACAGGCACCATCACCATGGAGACCGTGGTCACAGTCACTGCTCTAGTAGGCATAGTCAAAGAATTCAGTAATTTCATAAATGTAGGTATCCGCACAGGTTCACCACATCTAGGTCTGTCAGTGGTGCCAGTGTTTGGTATCAGTGCTAGACAAAGCACATACACTCTTAGCATATGGATTCGCCGTGACACAAACACAGGCACCTTCCAGCCAATTGTTGGCACACGCACTGAAAGTTCTGTCAATGACGCTGCCTTTGTGTTCATAGGCACCAACATCCAGACTAGATTCAACTATGATCCAGATGAACCAGAAGCAGTATGGAGTGCAGTGGCTCCCACTGATGGCCTATGGCACCATTATCTAATTCGCACAGTCAATGAAGCAGGATACACTGAAAACAATGCTCGCAGATGGCGTCTGTGGATAGACGGTGTTAGCCAAGGCATCAGCACGGGTTTTTATCAAGCCGCTGGCACAATGGTGTGGAATGACAGTTATGGTGGATCAGCAAACTACAATGGTGTCAGTCTAGGACACGGCATAGTGGCCAATACCACAGGTGGCTATGATCGGGTGGGAAGAACACTTGATGGTGCCATGGCACAGTTATGGATGGGCTTGATAAGTGATGCTGATTTTGACATCACAGATTTCTATGACGGTTACGTGGATTTTGGCACAGATGGCACACGCAATGGTCTACTACCTACACCTGTAATCTACACAGAATTTGAACCCACTTTGACAGAACTAGGCGTAGGTGTCACAGCAATCAACAGCATTCCTAGTTGGTCAGGCGAATACCTAAAATATACCACTACCAAGGCAGAGTTCACAGTCACAGCAGAACCCCAGGCTGTGTTGTTGGTTGTAGTAGATCTTCCTAGTGAATTCAGCATCACTGTGGCAGCAACAAAGAATATAGGCATTGTAGCCGCACTAAGCACAGAATTTACCACAACCACAGATAATCAAATACTAAGATTGGCCACTGCCACTCTAAGCACTGAATCACAGTTGGTGTGCCTGGTCACTGTGCAGAGATCATCAGCAGTTGAGTTAACAGCATCCAGCACATTGGTCATTGATCTAACTAGGATCTTTGCTTCCACAGTGCAATTGGCTTCAGCATTCACAGTCACTGCCACCATAGGTGAAGTCACACAATTTAACATCAGTCTAGAAAGTGTGTTCACACAGGCCACAGAGATATCAAGAACTAGAAACCTAGTCAGTGCTCAAGAATCAGTGGTCACAGTCACAGCACAGATAGATGATAGACTGCGTGATCAATCAGCGTCATTAGACACTGCTGTCACACTCACTGTGGCTGCCACACGCATACCTACAATATCAGCCACACTGACTTCAGAGTTTGCACTTGTAGGTGAAGCAGAGAAATTGGTAGTTGCTTTTGGCACATTGAATGTGATATTCACACAGACATCAACTGTGTCTAAAGTGGTGTTTGGTTCAGCCGCATTGGTCATAGAAGCCTTTGAACTAACACAAGGTGACATTCTAAACTTTGATCCTTGTAGAGAGATTCAAGTAGATCAAGAAACAAGAGCAGCCAAGATACTACCAGAAAGCCGACTTGTGATAGTAGAATCAGAAACAAGAACTCTCAAAGTTCCACAAGAAACCCGTGTATTGAAGGTGGATTATGAAACACGAGTAAATACAATCAAATGCTAAGGACTAAAACATGAGCACTATAACCGGATACAAATACGACACTGAAGGTGCCTACATTGAAAAAGACAGACTGGCCACACTGACCTATACCATAGACTGGACAGATTGGTTGGCAGCAGGTGAAGTGTTAAGTGCTGTGACTTATTCAATAACAGCACCCACATACAATCCCACACCCTTGACCATATCAACAAGTGGCATAACTGGTGCTAACAAGATCACCTATGTCAAGTTGGCTGCAGGCACAGTCAACAAGGTCTACATTGTCACAGCCGCAATCACCACAGATTCAGGTGCTGTTGATCGTAGACAATTCAAGGTCAAGGTAGAGAATCGCACACTATAATATGACGCCAGAAGAAGCCCTAGCCCAGGGACTTGAACCCACGGATCCCACCAAAGAACCTCAATGTGAAACCTTTGAGATTATTCCCTATGTGGAACCAGTAAGGGATCCAAGCAAAACAGGCAACAAACCCAAACAGTTAGTGGCAGTAGAAGTTATGGGCTATGAGGTGGGCAGAGGCCTAAGAAAGAAGGTTGTTTCACCAGAAGATGTCTACAAATTAGCCGCATTGGGCATGTCAAATAGAGAAATAGCCCGCTGGTTTGACATTGATCATCAGGTGGTAAACTACAACTTCCAAACAATCATAGACAAAGGTCGTGAGGACATGAAGACCAGCCTTAGACGTGCCATGTTGAAGAATGCCATGAGTGGCAATGCCGCACTACAAATCTTCCTAGCCAAGAATATTCTAGGCATGAGTGATAACCCACATACTTCAGAAGACAACAAGATCTTACCGTGGAATGACAACTAATGCCACTTAGTCTAGCACAAAAGCAGATAGCAGACAGCCCCAAGAGATTTAGGACTGCCATTTGTGGGAGAAGGTTTGGCAAAACCTATCTAGCCATCCGTGAACTGGCTCGCTTTGCCCGTTTCCCCAATTCAACCTGTTGGTATATTGCCCCTACCCGTATGCAGGGCAAAGGCATTGTGTGGGAAGAACTAAAGGATCGTTTAGGTAAACTCAATTGGATCGCCAAAACCAACGAATCAGAACTCACTATCACCTTGGTCAATGGCAGTGAAATCACAGTGAAGTCAGCGGATAGTTATGACCGTATGCGTGGATTCTCAGTGAACTTCTGCGTGTTTGATGAGTTTGCTGACATGGATCCAGAGGTATGGACCGTGGTGCGACCTACCCTATCAGACACACAGGGCCACGCTTTCTTCATTGGCACACCCAAAGGTGGTAGAAGTTCGTGGGCCTATGATATCTATACAGCAGATGTCAAGAACCCTGATGCGTGGCAGTCGTGGACATTTACCACACTGGATGGTGGCCGTGTGCTACCCGAAGAAATAGAAGCAGCCAAGCAGGATATGGATGAGCGTATGTTCCGCCAGGAGTATATGGCCACTTGGGAAGAATCAGCAGGGCAGGTCTACTATTCATTCAGCCGTGAACACAATGTGAAAACTCCAGAATATGTCAACACTGATGCCATATACATTGGTGCTGACTTCAACATCACTCCATTGTGTGCGTCAATCGCTGTTCGCCAAGGAGAAACACTCTATGTCATTGATGAAATCACACTCTATTCCTCTAATACTGATGAACTCGCAGACGAAATTAAAAGCAGATATCCAAAGTCAAAAGTGTTCCTCTATCCAGATCCAGCAGGCAGTGCCCGCTCTACTAAAAGCGGAGGCAGGAGTGATCATACCATCTTGGCCAATGCAGGATTCATTGTCAAATCCCCAAGAGCCCACACTCCCATCAGAGACAGAGTGAATGCAGTCAACAGTCGTTTATGTTCAGCAACAGGCATTAGAAGTCTCTATATTAGCCCTAAGTGTAAATACACTATCCAATGCCTAGAGCGTCAAGTATACAAGGAAGGATCAACTGCCGTTCCAGAGAAGGGTGAGTTTGATCACATGAATGATGCCTTGGGCTATATGGTAGATTACCTATGGCCCGTTAAGCGTGAAAGAGAATACCAACCGCCAGGAAGATGGAGTCATCAAATTGGCTAATACAGGACAAACAAAATGATTCAGACTCTACAAGAACAATACCTACAGATCACAAGCACCAATCAACTCTATATACGAAATAGAGATCAATGGCAATACCTACTAGAAAGTTATATGGGTGGCATTGACTATCGTGATGCAGGACACCTTACCAAGTATGTGAATGAAACTGCTGGTGAATATCAGGCTAGACTCTTGTCAACACACCTAGAAAATCACTGCCAATCAGTGGTTTCTACCTATATGAGTTTTTTGTTTCGTGAGGAACCTGAGCGTGAATATGCAGGCCTGGATCTAGATCCAGCAGTAGAAGAGTTTCTCAATGATGCAGACATGGATGGTCGTTCACTAAATGCCTTCATGAAAGAAGTGGCTATATGGAGTTCAGTGTTTGGACACTGTTGGATTCTAATGGTCAAGCCCAATGTAGGCGCTGAAACCAAAGGTGATGAACTGGCACTGGGTGTTAGACCCTATGTGAATCTAATCACTCCTCTCACAGTCACAGACTGGCGTTGGAGACGCAATTCAAATGGTCGCTATGATCTAGAATATCTCAAATACATTGAAGAAGGCAATGATACTGTATCAACCATCCGTGAGTGGTATCCAACTGAAATTCACACTTATCTAGTGGATCACAGAACTAGACAGGTCATGGAACACATTATAGAACCTAACGGTGTTGGTGACATTCCTGCCATGGTTGCCTACAGTCGTAAAAGCCCTGTGCGTGGCTTTGGTGTTAGTGATATTTCAGACATTGCTGATGCACAGAAAACCATATACAATCTCACTTCAGAAGTAGAACAATCAATTCGTATCAATGGACACCCTGCATTGGTCAAAACCGCAGGTGCAGAAGCATCAGCAGGTGCAGGTGCTATCATACAGATAGAAGACAACATGGATTCAGGCTTGAAGCCTTATATTCTTGCAGTAAGCACAGACACCAATTCAATCTTCACTGCCATTGAACACACGGTAGCAGCCATAGACAAAATGGCCAACACAGGTTCAATCCGTGCCACAGAAAGTCGCCGTATGAGTGGTGTGGCACAACAACAGGAGTTTGAACTGCTGAACGCCAAATTATCAGAAAAGGCAGACAATCTACAATTAGTAGAAGAACAGATGTGGCAATGGTTTGCCTTTTATCAAGGCACCACATGGAATGGTGAGATTTCATATGCTGATTCATTCAATATCAAGGATGAAGCCAATGATATGGATATGCTCTACAAGGCCAAACAGGCAGCAACAGACCCTCGTGTGTTAAACATCATAGACTCTCAAATTGTAGACCTACTGGGTGCAGACAGTGCTGCCATTCTTGGAGTGCTAGAAATTTCATCTACTCCAACCAGCACTGAAGGTGAACATCCCAGCCTGGCCAATAGCAGTCAAGCAGATAGATTGGCACACATTCAGACCATGCTGATGGAAGGTTATTCTAATGATGAAATACTAGCACTGCATCCTGAACTTGTTTTACAAGACATCATAGATGCTGGTGCAGAAGCCGCAAGAAACAACAACTAAGGAATAACTATGACACGCAGAATGACCAAGTGGCAAACACTAAACACAACATCAAGTTCAGCTGTGGCCACAACTGCCATTGGTGATACCTCCATAACCATATTGTCAAGTCTACAGACTCATTATGTAAAAATCAATGGCACTGCTGATAACACTTCTATCGTGATTCCACAGGGTGCAGTGGTAGATTTTGAAATACCAGTAGGAGCCACCATAAGTGCTTTGACACACAGTGGACAGGGACATATCACAATTCTATATTACTAAGGAGAAGACTATGAACCAAGCAGGAAGAGGAATGGGTCGTGGAAAAGGCAAGAAGCCACCAAAGCGTTAATTGGCTTGAGTATTTTGAGAGCATTCAACAAGAGTGTCCTTGGAGTCTAGCAGCCTGGCGTAAGGGTCTCATTGACATTGTGGAATATCAAGGTCAAAGAATACCCCTAGGTCTTTACTCTGCTAGAATGTATGTGTTATCCGCACCTGACAGCACAGTCACTGCCATAGCACAGGGTTTGGACTACGATGATCAAGAGTGTGAGTGGCTGTGGTCATACCCTGGATATGGTGAGTTTGCCACACCAGTTTCAGTGTTGATACAGCAGAATAGAAAAACACTAGAACAATTAAGGAGCAAGCAATGCCATTAAAGAAAGGTTATGGTCAGAAGACCATCAGCAAGAACATCAGCACAGAGATGAAGAAGCATCCAGGTATGAGCAACAAGCAGGCAGTGGCCATTGCTTTATCCAGTGCTCGTAAATCAGCTCCCAAGGCTTTGAAAGCCAAGTTTACCAAAAAATAATCAATTTCAGTGTGATTAACTAGAACACACATAAATAACTCTACTAATAACTCATAAGAGAGGTGATGCTACAATGACAGACAATTCATTGGTGACAGACAACGCAACTGATGCGGCAACTGAACAAACTGAAAATCAGGCACAAGCGACAAAGACTTATAGTCAAGATGAAGTAGATGGCATGATGGCCCGCATGAAGGGTTCATTACAAAAGAAACTTCTCAAGCCCTGGGAAGATCTAGGTGATCCTGATGAACTACGATCAATTAAAACTGATTGGGAAAAGAAACAACAGGAACAACAGGTCAAGAAGGGAGAATTTGAAAAAGTTCTACAAGACTTAGCCGCTAAAAAAGACGCTGAAATCTCTAAGAGAGACAGCATCATTAAGGAATACAAGGTGAATAGTCCTTTGCTCAGTGCCGCTGCCAAATATCGTGCTGTCAACGCTGATCAAGTCAAGGCTCTATTGAGTCCAAATGTTCGTCTTAATGGTGAAGGTGAAGTAGAAGTAGTTGCTCAAGATGGCACTGTTCGTTATTCGGACTCAGGTGCTGCCTTGCAAGTTGATGACCTAGTGCGTGAATTCTTGGATTCGAATCCGCATTTTGTTTCAGCTAGTCCTGCCACTACCAATACCAAATCTAATATCTCTGTGGGAAATCCGCAAAAAATAGACATTACAAAACTGGACATGAAAAATCCAGAACACCGTGCTTTATATAAACAATATAGAAAAGACACGGGTATAGCCTAACATCTTAAGGAGATATCATTATGGCAGTTTCTAATACAACAACCCTCAACGACCTATTGCCCAGTATCGTTGCAGAAGCATTATTCGTGGCAAGTGAAAAAAGTATCATGCGTGGCTTGGTTCGCAACTACACTCTAGCACCAGGACAAGGTAAGACTGTGACAGTTCCTATCTATCCTAAGGTCACAGCCGCTGGCCTAACAGAAGCCACAGCACCTTCAAGCACTACTGTATCTACAGATGGCGCAACATTGACAGTTAGTGAAGTTGGTCTATTGGCCACTATCAGTGACTTGGCCATGATGGCATCTAGTTCTAATGTGGTTGCAGACATTGGTCGTTTGTTTGGCGAAGCAGTTGCTCGCAAGATGGACACAGACCTAATGGCTCTGTTCATGAGCTTTGGCACAAACCAAGTTGGTGGCGTTTCTACTGCCGCTACACCAGCATTGATTTTCCAAGCCATTGCAAAACTTCGTAGTCAAGGCTATGACACATCTAATGATTGTGCCATTGTTCTACACCCTAATGTGGCTTATGATGTTGCTTCAACATTGACCAGCACCTTTGCTGCCCCAGCAAGTGCTGTTGGTAATTCAGCATTGGAAAACGGCTTCATGGGTATGCTAGGTGGTGTTCCAGTTTATCAGTCAAGCCTAGTTCCTTTGGAAACTGGCTCTGGTGCCTCTGGTGACTATGCTTGTGGCGTATTCCACAAAGACGCATTGGGTCTAGCAATGATGCAAGACATCCGTATTGAAACACAAAGACAAGCTGGTATCCGTGGCTATGACATTGTTGGTTCAGCAATCTACGGTGTTGGCGAATTGTATGACAACGCTGGCGTTCGTGCAATATTTGACAGCTCAATAGAGTAATCAAAACAAATCCAATATTTCTCATTTTGGATTGGAGAAGAGGGCTCACAAGGCCCTTTTCTTTTGGCTATTTTTTCTCTTGCAATCCCACTGTAGATCTCGTATACTAACTATACGGGCTCAGCCACCGTGTTTGTCAGATTGGATAGATTGACTATTGACTAAATACAATACTTATCGTATAATAAACACATAGACAAACAAAAGGTGGTAGCAAAATGAGTATGTTCAATAAACAAGGTAAAGAGTTTACCAATCTAGCAACAGTTCAGCGTGATCCAAATACTGAGCCAACCTACAGTTATAAATTCCCAACCTTGGTTGGTGCCAAAGTAGTTGAGCGTTGGGCCAAGAAGGTTCGTCCAATCAAAGACCTTACTCATTTGTTGCGTGGTTGCCAACTTAAACGCAATCAAGACTATATGGTTGATTACAATGACGCCACTGGACTCTACGAATATTGGTTTGAGAATGCTGGTCATTGCTTGATGTTTCAAATTGCCAGTTCCTCAGTGCTTCAATCACACCGTGTTGGATCGGGACAACAGTTTGATATTGAATGTCCGCATTGCCAAAAAGCATTTGCAACCACCCAAATAACTTGGGTCTAAATTGGCAAGAACGGTGCTTGTGTCAAGCACCGTTCTATCTTATAATATACTTTTAACACACAGAAAGACACGATTATGAACTTAGCAAACTTTATACAAGAGTATCTTGATCAGCAAGGCCAAGAACTCTCAGATCAACAGAAGTTAGCACTTGAACTACTTGAACAACAATATCCAAACGAATCTTGGACATTGAAGGAGGCCGCAGAATGACTGATTTTTATTATACTGTAGAATGGTATGTAATTCGCAAACACAAACGAACAGGCAAGATTCTTAATGAAGATTGGCAATCATATGCTGGTGATTATGAATCTCTAGAACAAGCCAAAGAAGATAATCCTCCAGGTGCAAATCGGTATAGATTTATAAAACGATATTATGAAATTATTGAAGAACAGGAGGCCGCAGAATGA